GCTGAGTTAGCATTTATGATAGTGGCAGTAATCCTATCAATCTATCTCACAAGGTTCACTCATGGATACATCTTTGCGCTCGCTTTGGGAGCAATCGCCTATTATGGTGGCTTCCAACTGTTTATGGGACATGGGTATCTACTTGATGCTGTATTCCCGATTCTTACCATATTCATTGCCAGCTTCCATGGATACATTGTCAAATTCCTTGTCGAGTTGCGTGCAAAACAGCAAATCAAAAAACAATTTGGCGGATATGTCTCTCCAATCATTGTTAACCAATTGGCAGAAGATCCTGAAGGTGCAGCAGAAAGACTAAAGGGTGAGAAGAAAGATCTTTCTATCGTTATGACAGACTTACGTGGCTTCACTACACTTGGCGAATCATTTGGTGCTGATGTGCAAGGTTTGACTGCAGTTATGAATCGTTATATGGATGCATTGTCTAAGCCAGTGCTGAAGAATGGTGGGTGTATTATCAAATTTATTGGTGATGCTTCGCTACATGTTCACAATGCACCAGTTGATGATAAAGACCACGCTGTAACTGCAGTTAAAACTGCTCTTGAAATGATTCATGCGATTGAAGAGTTTAATAAAGAACTTCAAGCAGAAGGTCGTCCACCTGTAGGTATGGGTGCTGGTGTGAACACTGGTCCAACTTTGATTGGTAACATCGGTGCCAACGATCGTTATGGTTATGATGTACTCGGTGATTCAGTATCAACTGCAGCACGTCTTGAGGGACAGACAAAAGGTTATGGAGTTTTGCTGGTAATTGGTCCAGATACAGCAGAACGAGTGAAACACGTTTATGATGTAGCACAACTTGATTGTATTGCAGTAAAGGGTAAAACAATTGGACTTCACATTTACGCAATCGCAAAAGTGGATGAGAAACACCAACAGTATCTAGATGCATATTATTCTGGCGATTGGAAGAGAGCGATGAAACTATGTCAGGATTTAATTTCGGAGAAGACAACTCCAGATCTAAACCACTACTACGAACTGATGCTGGAAAGAATGCAACAAGGCAAACCAGCCAATTGGGACGGAGTGTACCACGCAACCAGCAAGTAGAAGAGTGGTCTGCTTTTGAAATCATGGGACTAACATTTATTGTTAGTTTTGTTGGTTTCTGTTTTGTTTGGGGATTCTTGGATATACTAAATACAATAGTCACAAAAGGATTGTTACAATGAACGATAAACACCTATTCTGGATACTGGGAGTTTTGTTACTAATACCTATTGGTTTTTCAATGGTTAGTAAAGAATCTTTCCGCTATCCATGTCAAGATCCAGCAAATTGGGAGAAGGACATCTGTAAGTTACCATTGTGTGATGTTAACAGAACTTGCCCAGAACACATTTTCAAAGGACAGAGAGATCCACGTCTTGGTCCACCAAAAGATGGTGAAGTTGCTAAACCTGCAGCAGCACCAGCACCAACTACAGGAGCATGTAAATGAATGATAATCTAATGTACACAGAAGAGCAGTTGATGGCTCGTCTAAAATTCTTTATCGGTATCTGTTTATCATTTACCCTTGTTGGAATTGTTTTCGTTGTTTTATATTCTATTATTTTTGTGACACAACCATTGAACGCTATCAGTCCTATTGACCAGAAGTTCTTTGAGTTGATTATTCCTATCGCTACATTCTTAACTGGTACTCTATCAGGTATTATGTTGGCAGGTGGAGATAAAGATGCACAGAAGTTGGCACTACAAGCTGCAAACAAAGGTTGGGATAAACCACCAACACCAGTTGCACCGACACCTACTGCACCTGCTCCAAGACCAATGGGTATGATGCCACCACGTCCAATGGCTCCACCTCCATCACAAAATGGTTTCGGGTTTGACTTCAATACATCTCCATTGGCAGAAGCAACTACAATGCCAGTGTATGAAGCTGGAGATCCGACGTTTAGAAACAGCCGAAACGACTAATCCCCTACACTCTGTAGGGTTATTAACCCCTGTAAGTTGTTGAAATTACAGGGGTTTTTTGCACGCATAAAGTTGTTGTCTTTAATTGCAGGATACGGTATAATAGTTGTATGAAAAATGAAAAAGTAAATACAATGTTAGAGTGGTTAGCCACTATCGTTACAGTGGGTGCTGCAATTGCTACTGCTTTGGCTATCGATCCTCTGAATATCTACCTATTCAATCTAGGTTCTATCCTCTGGTTGATTTGGGCACTGAGAATTAAGCGTGCAAGTTTAGTTGTTGTCAACGTGGGCTTGTTGGTTGTTTATGTTTATGGTTTTATTGTGAGGTTATAATATGCAAGGTTCTATTCGTTTGGCAGTTGGATTTTTGATTGTGTTTGGTGCAGTGGGTGGAATGGAAAATAATCCAGAAGCAAGTTTATCTGCACTAATTGCACTGGCAGTTGTTGGTTTGTTCTTAATGTTTTCTGGCACAAAGGCGATGAATAATGAGTAAAATGGCAGAGTTAGCGTTGGAAATTGAAGAGTTGTTGGTAGAAGGTATGTCACCAAAGTTTATTGCAGTGACATTGAACTGTCCGATTGAAATGGTTTATGATACCATCGAACAGCTTGAGAATTTAGAATTGGAAAAGCAGTATGAAATGATGTCGTATGCCGATGAGATGGCAAATGACGACGCACAATATTATGGAGAAAATTAAAATGGTTATTGATAAGACAATTGAATATCGTGGTCAAACTTTTGATCGCACTCATGGTAGTCCCTTTGATCGTGGTGCAGCTGATAGTTACTACAGTCGTCCAGAAGATCCACATTGGTATCCTGAGGGATCTTATAATGGTGACCGAGTTGAATCTAAAGACATGAGCATTGCAGAAATGCGTGCGTACTTCATGGGCTACGAGTACAACGAGCAGTTCGGTGATAAAAAGAGTTGGGATTAAAACCCCACAAGTCTTACTGGAGGGATATCCGTGGCAGACTTTAAACAGCCAAAACAGCAGCAGTCTATTTTTGCTGGTTACAGACTATAAAGAAAAACCAGCACTAATTTGAAGGAGATTGATTATGTTAGAATATTGTGATTATATGGCGAAAGTGATACATGACTCTTTGAAGAAAGATGCTCATGTATATGGATCATTCGTTGATTCAGTTGGAAAAGTCCAATGGGATCTTGGTCCAAATGGTGAGTTTTTGTCTACAAAGAAAACGATGACTGTTGTAGATAGAAATGGTAAAAGTTATCGTGTAACAATTGAAAGAGCTAAATGAATAAATTTGCAGCAATGAAACAAAAGAATGCGATTGACAGTGAGATTCTCTTGATCACTCAAGAGGAATGTGCTGAAGTTACGCAAGCAATAAGTAAGGTGTTCAGGTTCGGTATGGACGATGAACATAATGGACAAACTAATCGAGAGCACCTAGAAGAAGAAATTGGTGACTTGATGTGTATGATTGATTTACTCATTGAGAATGGTATTGTCTCTGAGACTGCAGTAATGACTGCAAAGAATGAGAAGTTAAACAAGTTGATGACATGGTCTGGTATTTTTAAGGAAGCTGCATGATTACGATTGAAAACCTAACTGAGTATCAAGTAGAGATGCTAGACCATATGTGGTCTTTAGATTCTATGGAAGAATACGAGGAATGGTATAATCTATTAGATGATGACGACCAGCGACTCGCAGATAGTCTGCAACAAATGATTATTCTTGCAGAGGTGGATAATCTTATGGACGACTGTAAAGATGCAAAACAACTACTAAAGAAATTTGCCTTGTAAGGACAAGACATGTATAATAAGACTTCGAAACCTAGAGATCCGATTGCAAAAGATCTACGCACTCCCAAATATCGCATGCGAGTAGTGGAGAGTAAGGTTGCATATGCACGAAACCCTAAACACAAGAAGGAGTCTTATGGACAATACCTATGAAATAGGCAGAGGTGGTGGTCTTACTACTTTTAAGATCAAAGACCACTCTTACGATGTTGTTGAGTTTACTATCAAGAAATATCTGGTAGATGAAAATGGTAAAGAAATTGTCAACAGCGGATACACCACATTCTTTTCCAATAAAGAATTTTTAGAGTTTTTTACACCTATAGTTAATGATTTGAAAGTGAGACTTGATGATGCAAATAATGCAAGCAACACAAACACCTGAATTTAAAACTTGGCTAAAGGGTCTTCTCCATGATGAACATGCAAAAAATTTGTGCGTTGTGTTTACCAAAAAAGATGGTACACAAAGAGAACTTTTCTGCACACTCGATGAAAGCAGAATCCCCTCAACCAAACTTCCGAAAGTCCAAGAGAGTGGCTCGGTTGCTAGAAACTTCAGCGATGATGCAGCAAGAGTATTTGACACAGAAAGCCAAGAGTGGAGATCTTTCCGCTGGGACTCAGTAAAAGAAGTGAGGTTTGACCTATGAAATATTTAATTATTATTGCTATCGTTTTAGCTGTTGTTGTCGTGATGCCAATAGCAACAATTTGGTCTTTAAATACATTATTCCCTGCATTAGCAATTCCCCTGACACTTGAAACATGGTGTGCATCATTAATTCTTGGTGGGGTTGCTGGTGGTGGGCTTTTTAGGAGTAGCAAATGAACTACGCATTAACACCAGAACAGAAAAAAGATTTACAAGGTGCTATCCAAGAGATTAGTAACTCAATGATTCGTACTGAAGCTGAACGAGATCTAATTCGAGAAATCGTTAAGGAACAATCTGATACATTGCAAATTCCAAAGAAAGTTATTTCCAAGATTGCAAAGACGTATCATAAGCAGAATCTCGCACAAGAGGTTGCAGACCACGAGGACTTCGTGGAACTATACGAGAAAATCACTGCAAAATAAGTGTTGTCTTTAATTCG